GAAGAGAAAGAAGACGAAGCATTCGTAAGTCAAGATGCAGAGGGAGAAACTGTAGAAGTTGCTCCTGAACTTGGTGACCAACCAGCAGTTGAGTCAAAAAGCAATGCACCAAAAACAGCAAGTGAAGAAATTAGAGAATATGTGAACAAAGTAAGTGTATCACACACTGACGGTTCAGATTCATCTAAATCACCAGTTGCTGGTAAAAACGACATGGGTGGAACTGCTTCTAACATCGCTAAAGGCGGTGAGGAAAAAGGTGGTAAAGCACCTGCTCCTAAAGAAGAGAATGCAGGAAACATCAATGTTCCAGGTGGCAAAGCAAAATTGACTGCGGCACCAAAGGCCAAGACAAAAGTAGAAGATGATGCTTCTGCGAAAAAGTCAACAATTGGCAGTTAATAATAGGTAGTATAAGGATAACGGATGTTACAACTACGTGAGACGCTGACTTTCGACCAAGCAGGTATAGTCGTCGAGACTAAGGATGAGCACAACGGTAAATCCCTTTACATGAAGGGAATCTGCATTCAGGGAGGTGTTAAAAACGCCAACCAGAGAGTGTACCCTGTTAACGAAATCCAAAGGGCTGTCAGCACACTTAACGACCAGATCACTGGTGGATACTCAGTGTTAGGCGAAGTCGACCATCCAGAAGGACTTAATATTAACCTAGACCGTGTCAGCCACATGGTAAATGAAATGTGGATGGACGGACCGAACGGATACGGAAAATTAAAAATATTACCAACCCCTATGGGACAACTGGTTAAAACAATGCTGGAAAGCGGAGTTAAACTGGGTGTGTCTAGTAGGGGTTCAGGTAACGTTAAAGAAGACGGATCCGGACAAGTATCAGATTTTGAAATTATCACTGTAGACATCGTAGCTCAACCATCGGCGCCAGGAGCATATCCTGAGCCAATCTACGAACATCTAATGAATACAAGAGGTGGTATGAAAGCATTTAACACAGCAAGGGACACAAAGGCACAAAAATATCTAAAAGAACAACTAATAAACATAATTGGAAAACTCCAATCTAAATAGGAGAAATGTAAATGTTAGAAGCACTGAAATCACTTTTTGAAAACCAAGCAATTTCGGAAGAGATCAGAGCAGAAATCGAACAAGCATGGAACCAAAAAGTTGAAGAAAACAAATTGGCGGCTACTGCTGATCTTCGTAAAGAATTTGCTGAGAAGTATGAACACGACAAGGCAAATTTAACTGACGCTGTTGACAAAATGGTATCAGAAAGAATCGAAGCAGAAATGTCAGAATTTGCGGAAGACAAGAAAGCACTTGCTGAAGAAAAAGTGAAGTATGCTACTCAAATCCGTGAACACTCGGACAAATTGAAGTCATTCGTTTTTGAACAACTTAAAGGCGAAATTGCTGAACTACACTCAGACCAAAAAGTTATGGCAGAAAATTTTGTTAAACTTGAGGACTTTGTGGTAGAAGCTCTGTCTAAAGAAATCGCAGAATTTCAAAAAGACAAACAAGACGTTGCTGAAACAAAAGTACGTCTTATCAGAGAAGCGAAAGCACATTTTGAAAAAGTTAGAAGTAACTTTGTGAAAAAAGGTGCTGAAAAAGTGTCAGAAATAGTGGGCAAAACTCTTAAACAAGAGATTAACTCATTAAAAGAAGACATCGATGCGGCTCGCAAAAATGACTTTGGACGCAGACTGTTTGAATCTTACGCTCAAGAATACACACAATCATTTTTGAACGAAAAGAGTGAAACAGCCAAACTTCTTAAAGTAGTTGATGTTACAAAACTACAGGCGGAAGAAGCGAAAAAGACTGCCGAAGAGAAACAAAAAATGATCGAAGCAAAAGAAAAAGAAATTGCAGAAATCAAAGAAGCGGCAGAGAGAGAAAAAGTGATCAATGAGTTAACAAAACCATTGAACTCTGAACAAAAAGATATAATGAACAACTTACTGGAGAGTGTACAGACGGGTGCTTTACGAAAGCAATTCGAAAAGTACATACCGGCTGTATTAAACGGTAGGACTCCAGCGAAAAAACAGGCGTTAAATGAAGGCACAGAAGTAACAGGCGACAAACAAATTAACATTGTAAACGGCAGTCAGTTCAACTCAAATCTAGTTGACATAAAAAGACTGGCGGGTATCTAAAAAAGGAGAAAAAAAACAATGTCAGAACTAACAGAAACTCGCTGGCAGGACACAAAGAGTGCGTTATTAGAAGGTCTATCAGGCAATAAAAAAGCCGTGATGGAAGCGACTTTAGAAAATACTAAAAAGTATCTTTCAGAGTCTGCGACAGCAGGTGCTACATCTGCAGGTAACGTTGCTACTTTAAACAGAGTGATCCTACCGGTGATCAGAAGGGTTATGCCTACTGTAATCGCTAACGAATTGGTTGGAGTTCAACCAATGACTGGCCCAGTTGGTCAAATCCACACACTAAGAGT